CTCCTGAGGAGGAGCCGCCGCGCAGTGCACCACCTATCAGATTAATTTCTGATATCCAACTACCGAAGGAGCTTTTCCTTGTTCATCTCTAGAGGACGCACCAGGGGTCGAACGATCCCTGGCCCGCCAGTTTCCGTAATTTGGAAACTGCTTAATAGCGCAGGTGTCGTAACATCGATACCTACGAATCTTAAGGCCTCTACAGGTGGGACTCAGATTACTGAGTCGGATGGCAATCGTTGGCCTCCACCTCAAGGTGGGACCTTCATTGACTGTGGTTCTGAGTTTTATTCTCAGAAAAAGGAAGTGATTAAACCAATCGACCGGTTTGCTCACACTTTTGTCCGATTCAATGCAATCCCTGCAAAGAGTCACCCTAGAGCTACGCTCGAAGGTAACTTTTTGCTTGCGAATGCATTTGGACCCTCAGCCAAACAGTTTGCTGACACACAGAACCCAAAGCTTCTGAAACTTAGCTTTCCTCCTGACATCTCTTCTTCGAGATCTCAATTGGAAGTTAAGGGACAGATCGCTGTTGCGGCCTGTGCACCCAGCAATCAGATTGCAAATGCAGCTAGGTCTGTGGGAGAACTTCTACGAGATGTCCCGGCTTTGCCGGGCGTATCTCTATGGAAGTCGCGCCTCCGCGCTGCGGAGGTGCTTGTCGCTGGTTCCAGTGAGTTTCTCAATGGAATCTTCGGCGTTCTCCCAACTATCAGTGATGTGACGCAGTTTTATACTGCTGTTCACAAAATTGATAAGACAGTTGACCAGTTCATTCGTGATTCTGGTAAACTTGTCAGACGTAGCTACTACTTTCCCAAGGAAATAACGGAGACTCTGGATGATGTGTCTATCCAAAACGTGACATACTGTATGTCACCAATTGGATCTACACCTGAGTACAATAATTTGTACGCAGAACAGAGTTTCTGTTTGCCAGTGTACAAGACCATGCGTAGAAGGGTCACTGAACGAGAAATTTGGTTCAGTGGAGGCTTTACCTATCACCTTCCGGACTGGTACGAGACCGGTTCGCGAAATGATAGGAAGAGACTCACGGCTAAGCTCCTTGGAGCTGAACCGGATCTAACTACGTTGTGGCAACTTGCACCCTGGAGCTGGGCCGTCGATTGGGTGGTCAATGCTGGGACTTGGATAAAGTCCCTGCAGGCCCTCATATCGTACGGCACGGTTATGCGTTACGGGTACGTGATGGAGAAAACTACCGTCACGGATACCTTTTTCGCAGGGGATAAAGTTCGGGGTGTTTCACCCGGATACGAGCCTGGGTTTACATCCAGGCCCTTCCCCGCTGTTTCCGCTATAACTTTGCGAACTACAACAAAGAAGCGGATACAGGCTAACCCCTTCGGGTTTGGCATTAGTTGGGATGGCCTCTCGACCACCCAACGTGCCATAGTTACAGCTCTTGGTATTACCAGAGTTGTGAGGTAGGTCCACTGCCCACCAACGTACAAGGAGTACGTCAATGTTCACTGAACCACTTGTCCTCACACCGGGAGCAGCATTCGATGCTGGTGCCGTCTCGCTACCCCGCGTTTCTCAGCAGGGTGCGTTGTCGGTTTACCAGTTCGGGCCGCTCACGGTCAATGCGGGCAGTATCCTTCGTGTTACCGCTTCCCATCAATACGGGAAGAGGACGCGAAGGGTCCTTCGCTGTGATTACAGCGACAATGCAGGGAGTTCTCTCATCTCTGGGACAACGACACCTCGTAGCATGTCTGCTTACGTGGTGTTCGATGTTCCAGCAGCTGGAGCCTTCTCTGCAACGGATCAGCTCGCACTCTTCAACGGCCTTAAAGGCACGTGGAGTGCAGGTACGGATGCCGTCATGAAGAAGCTGTTGGGCGGTGAAAGCTAGCCCTTCAGTTTCTACTGACGATCCGTACGCTGGTCAGGAGTGCACATTGGCTTAGGACGTTTACCCCCAATTAGGAGGAAGCGTGAAAAGCCTAATTGTACTCTGGAATAGCATCGCTGATGACTTGGCGATGTGGTGTCGCACTAGCGCCCACCGAGATAAGTATCTTGTCTTTGACAAGAATCTCGTCTCTGTGCGGTCAAAGCATGAGGGGTTATCGTTTCTTACGATAACTCTCCCTTCCTTTGCAAAAGACTTTGAGTTCTGTCTTGAGCAAGGGAAGGTGGACAACGCCGTTTTTCTTTCTTTTAAGAAAAACGGGAGGCTCCCTGCATTTCTGCAGGGTTTCTCTTGTCTCGTCTTTGACCGTGGTACTGGTGTCCTACTCGACAAGCCAAACGTCAACGCGATTCGCGCTATTCGGCAGTTGACACTGCTGTTTAGCAAGATTCTCGTCGACTGTAATGAAAGGCGTGTTTCTTATGCTTTTCGTGACTATGTCGATTGTGAAAAGGAAGTCAAGAGTGGAATTGGTCGAAGAAATCATTATGATTTTCTCCGACTTTCTTCTACTCTATTTGGTTCACTCTTTTCTGCTGTAGACCAGAAGGTCTATGCAGGAGAGCTTGTACCAAAACATGGTCCTGGAGCAACCGCTGATTCTCTTTATGGGAATCAAAAGTTCCTCCAACTTACTTGGCCATGTCGCCTTGAACCTTACTTCCCTTACGGGGAGATGGTTCTTCCTAACTGG